TTCTTTGCTTTGTAGTTAAATTTGTTGTCAAGTAAATTATAGCTTCAACTGCATCCTGATACTCTTTTGCCTGCTTAAGTATGGTAATACCTCTTTGTACTTTAACGCTTTTATTAGTAATTTTTCGATCAATATTGTTTTCCTCAGCTAATTCCATTACTCTTTCCCACGCCTCTCTAGCTTGCTTCATTTCAGGTGCATTATAGTTTGTGCCTATTTTGCCTTTAATTTTTTTAGTAAACTCTTCCCTGTTAATGGTAGCTTTCTTCTTTGCGGCTTCCGCTGATAAACCTTTATTAATGTAAAAAGCTTCCGTAGCCTTGTTTGTTCTAGAGTTTGCTGAAAATATTTGAGATAAAAAACTATTTGGCACACCAACATCCACGGTTTCTAAAGAAAATTCAGAAAATTTTTCTGGAAATAATGTCACTAAAAAGTCGGTTTGATCCTTAAAATTTTTGAAATCTTCCATTGACAATGTTCTTACTTCTTTTACCGCTTCTCGCATTTCAGGAGTAAATAACTCAGGGTTGTCCTTATAGTATTTATCAAGTTTATCTACCGTGTTTATTTCCTGATCCTTCGCTCTGTTTTGTAGTTGCCTTGTAAGCTCAGCTTGAGCCCCTTTGTATAATTCACCTAAAGCCTCAGGCCCACCAGGCATCATTGCTATTTCATCTATAGGTCTTAGGTTATTGTTTTTATCGAAAAGCATGTTGTAAGGGTCTACACCAAACTCATTAGCAATTTTTATTATCTTAGATGCCATAACCCCTGGGTTGCCACGATCTATCTCTTTAGCAATAACTGTTACAAAATTATCTAGTAGCTCAACACCAATATCTTCTTGTCTTGATTCTATTTGCTTTCTTATGGCTTCATTAGATAATGATTCCATTACAGAATCAAATACAAATTCTCCTGAAAATGCCTCTATTATAGATCGTCTACGCCCGTCTATACGCTTGCTACCATTTCCTAAAAAGTATCCTCTCCACTCAGCTAACTTTACATCTTTTTTTGTAAATACGGTTCCTCCTGCGGAAGTTTTTTTCTTAAGTATTTTGCCTGTTTTTTTATCTATAGCTGGTTCTTTGAAGTCTGCAAATCTTTTGTTAATAGCCGATTGGCTTAGATAATTTTTAAGCAAAGGATATGCATTGTCTACAAAAGCCTCGTATTCCGGGGTAGCAGTATAATTGTCTTTTAATCCCCCAACAGCTTTTTCTAGCTTAGGGTATATTAAGTCAATGCCGTCTCTATAAAGCTTTTCTTTAGTAGTAGGCTTTTTTACAAAAGACTTTTTACCTGTTCCGAATTTTTCTTCTAGAATTTTAGGAGATCTAACTCTTACAGTTTCAGAGGGTTCCCCCTCTATTTCAATAGTGGCTTGCTCACTTTTTGATATAACGATTTCAGCTGTCTTACCGCTTGGTAATTTTATACTACCTTCCTGTTTAGCTTCAAGATTTTTTAACGGGGTAGACATTAAAAGACGCTCTCCTATGCTATTAATATCTTCTTTTAACTCAGCAGGCAATTTAAGCGTAACTTCTGCTTTAATCCTGTTTATCCTAACATTTTGTTCGGGTGAAGATAAATCTACGTACCCATCAGAAATCCCTTCGCCTCCTAAACCTTCTCCTTCGGCTAGTCTTTCAGCTTGACCCGGATTAGCATCTATAGAAAAAGTGTTGAATATATCGCGATATGCTGGTTGTTGAAGTGCGCCTAATATTTTGTTATTTAATTGACCAAAAATATAAGAAGTTAAACTGGCTTCACCACTTTCTTTGTATGATTTAACTAGTCCTGGTATATTTTGAGAACCTCCTTTTCCATCACCCAATGTAACATCTGAAACGATGTCTTCTATAACTTGATCCGAAACATTGTCTAGCGCTTTGACAGTAAGATAAGACCTCAGCTTAGATCTTACTAGAGGTTGAAATTCGTATCCAACCATCACACCGATTTGGTCCATGCTTTCTCCGTCAGCCATCATCTTTTCGTATACACTTGTTGCTTTTGAAAATATATCTTTTTTCTCTTCAGGTTTTATTTCTTTAGATGCTGAAATGTCTTTTTTAATTTCCTTTGCAGTTGTAATTTCCGTATTGGTTTTCATATCAACCAGCTTAGTCCCATCAATTGAAAGGTTTTTAAACGCAGCAAAGTTCTTCTTACCTCTTCCGGGGCCCTGTGAAAAATCTGATAAAGTATATAAGAAGTCTAATGTTTGTTCAGCTGTAGTTAAGTTCTGATCAACATTTTGTTTACTTATGCCTAAATCTTTAGCGGTATTCCTTACAGCTTTATTAAGCTTACCCATTAAAGAATTATCTAGTAAAAGGTTTCTGTATTTTTTATTACCCAGAAATTCTATAATGTTAGCTACGTATTCTTCATCTGTTTTAGCGGGATCTTCCCTGTAAGCATCCTCTATAGCTTCTTTAAATGTACCATTTTTAGTTCCGCCTTCACCGTCGCTTATAACAAATCTTTCATTTGCTAAAGCTTTTTCTACAGCGGGTTCTATTTTTTCTCTTAGCTTTTTAGCAACTTCAAGGCTTACATTTTTAAGTCCGGATCCTTTCCCAAAAGCAAATGCCATTTGTGCATGAAAGCCCTCTTGACTTAGAACACCAGGCTGGTATAAAGATAAATCTACTATTATGGACGGCTTGCCGTTAACTGATTCAAACTGAAATTCACCCTTGTTACCAAGGGCCATCCCCTCACCATTCTCTGTTATAATAACAGGCATATCAGGCTTGCCTATGCTTTCTTTAAAGTTATTGGCTTGATCGTTTATTGACTTTCTGGCCGCCATTTTATTTGCGTCAACGCGAGAAATTATATTTTCCAGCATTCCTCTTTCTGCCCACATCTCAAATTTAGCTGCAGAAGACGTTAGTCCGCCTTCAAAAGGATCACTTTTTAGTTGCGCATCTAGTTCATTTAGTCTAGCTTTAGCAGCTTTAGCATTTTTTATTTGATCTCCTATAGCTAATTTGCTAAACGCCTCGTTATCAAGCGCTAGGTCTTGATCAAGTTCAGCTTTCAAGTTTTTCTTTTTACTAAGTTCTTTTGGAGTAAGTATGGAAGACATATCATTAATCTCTCGATTTAGCTTTGAAGAAAGTTTTTGCTTAGCACTTTGCTTCATGAAGTCTATTTTTTTAGCATGGGTCATACCTAATACACCAAAAACTATACCGTCAATTATTAGCCTCTCGGTAACTTCGTCAATATCACCGTAATATTCTTGCATACTGGTTTTAAAATCTTTGTCACCCATAAGATCTTCTGCCATAGATTCAGCAACTTTAGCAGTTTCACTACCTGCTGTACCTCCGACGGCTCCTCCTAATATTTTTCTAGCCAACGCACCCATTCTTCCTTTTAGTAAAGCATTAGCTACTTGGCCCCCTGCAAAAAATCCAGTACCCCCTAGTGTTTTAGCTTCACCATAAGTGGCCGCTTCAAATTTTACTTCTTCAAGTAAAGCGCCAAAAATTAGCCCCATTGCTTTTTGTTTCGGCCCTCCCTTCATTAAAGTACCGATCATTCTAGTCATTCCAGCGGCTCCTGCTGCTTTATTAAGAAAAGCAAAATTTATAAGCATAGGAGCAAAATCACCTAGTTGTTCTACCGCCTTCATGCCATAGCCTCTAGCAAAATTTTCTTTTTGCTCTTCAGTTATTTCAATACCAGCATTCATTAACATTTGTTCGGAATTATCTAGCATTTCTCGCTGAGTTAAAGGCAATTCATCAATGTACCTTGAAGTCATGCTGTCAGGCAGTAAATCCAATGTGCCGGCCGCGGCTTTTTTAGCAAAAGTTGCTACGTAGTCTCCTGCGTCTAGTTTTTCTGAGCCGGGATCGATGTTAAACAAGTAAGCCCTGTTTAGTGCATTACCCTCTATTGAGTTTTGCATTCTTTCCTCCGCTAAATTTTGTATAAACATAGCTGGGGTAGACAATTCTCCTTCTCGTGGGACGAATGCGTCGTCTAATATAGAGCCGCCGTCTTCACTAAATATACCAAACCTTCCGGATAGGTTCATGTCTTTTAAAGGTAATAAATCTTCAGCTGTTACATTTGTATACAAGCCGTTCTCATTTGGCGTATAACCCTTAGATTCAAGGTACACTCTTAAACGGGATTTATCCATTGGGCCTTGCCCGATTCCTTCGCCTTTATTAACTCTCCGCTCGTAAGCTTTGTTTGGATTAAAATCAAATGTTTTTTTAAGATCTTCGTTTATTTGGGTCTCTTTCAGAACATTGTAATAAAAAGCAGCTTTTAATGGTTCTCTAGCCAGCTTGGCTAATCTTTCAGCTTCAGCAATCATCTCCGGAGGCGCGGTAATAAGCTTTTCATTGCTTAAAGCAGCTTCCGCGGGCATTACCTGCGCTCCCGTTTCTAAATTAAAAAATTGAGTTAGTTTATTTTTTTTGCTTTTACCAGCGTACTCAAACCCGTCCCTATATGGGTTTGCGGATCCCGCAGGATTCATTCTTTCAAAAGCCTCAGCAGATGAAATAATTAGCGCTCTTCTTTCATCTTCTAAAGCAAGTCTTTCGTTGTCTGGCAGAAGATTACTGGGTGCTAGTTTTCTATCAATAGCATCAATTCTTTGGCTTGTTGCCCCAAATAGTTTTCGGTTAGCAGGGGCATTATCTATTCTACCTTTTATAGCCGAAATTACTTTTTGCGTAGGGTTCTTAGATACACCTCTACCTAATATTTGTTCTTTTTCTTTTTCTTCATTATTTTGCTTTTCTTGAAGCCCTTGCAACTGTTCCGCTACAATTTGATCAATAGCAAAATCCGTTGGCATTTGCTTATCTTTGGTAATATTTACAGCTACCTCCGCAACAGTTCTAGTAGTAATAAAATTTTCATAATTATCTTTTATATACTTTCTATATTCTTTTTCAAGCCCGTTTTGTATTTTAGCTGGTAAAGAAACCCCTTTGACATTTAGCTGCTGTAGTATACCTGAGTTTAAACTGTTTTGCGAAAAGTCTTTAAATTCTTGTAATTCAGCTTGTTTTATCGGGTCTTTTTCTCTTGTTTCAGTATTTATTATTCCTAAATCTTTATTATAGTCGTAATCTTTTAACTTTTGAAACGCCTCTCCATCTGTTGGCAGAGTGCCATTAGGTGATTTAGCTCTAAAGTCTTTAAGTTCTTTAAGCTTATCTAATTTAATTTGAAAATCATCTTCTGGTAAATCCAAAGAAGTATCTTCCTGCGGTAATTCCGTATCGTCTTGTGCTACAGTTTCCGACACCGCATCCGCACTCTCTACAGGGTCTTGTGTAAAATTTCCTTGTGACGCTTCGCTTTGAGTAGCTTGTAGCTGCTCTTCTGGGGTAGGATTCCCAAACACAAATGTGTCTTCTTTTTGAGGCTTGCCAAACGTGGAAGTATCCTCTGATTTTTGAGCCATGCTATCATCTCTGATTAGCTCTATACTATATTCCGCTTCTTCCGCGGCTTTAAGACCCGCGAGCATGTCTTTCTCGTTTTCAAAAATTACTGTTTCTTTGTTGATTAAGTACTCGTACATAAATATATATTTTAATTGTAGTAATTATTATCTAGCCTTGTTTGCCTCTATTATTTCTTTAGCCATTTCTCTTGCTTGAGTAGCCGAAACATATCCTGCATCTTGAATAAAATTAGTTAATGTTTCATAATTGTTTAAATCGAAGGTTTTGGAGTTTATATTCTTAGCAGGCTTAACTTGCTCTCCGTTAATTCCTTTTATGTTTTTGTTTGGATTATAAAATTTTTCTATGCTAAGATCCGATTCAGAAGGGGCAAATTTAGGTCTATCCCATGTTACAGTCATGCTGTCGCCATTAAATACAACATCGTTTATAGGCCTTCTTTTACTATTTATAGTTAACTTTTTACCTGCTCCAACAGAGAGTAATTTCATAGCTGACTGCATGCCTACCGGGGCATCTCCCGCCGTTTTAACTAAGCTACTCAATCCTGCATTAAAATCATTAAAGTTTTCAAGTCTTTGTGTGGTAGTAACCCCTTCTTTTCTTACAGCAGGTCCTCTGCTTTGACGGTAGTATTGTGTTTCTTTGCCATTGTTTTCTAAATCAACTTCCATTTGCTTTATACCATATTTTTGCAATATGTTATTTCTAACCTGATCCCCAATCATTACTTCTTGCTTGTCTTTAGAAAGAGCATCGAATTCATCTGGATCTATTAATAGATCATTTAAAGTCTGGTTTCTTTGGGGGACAGAGGAAGCAGTCGTTATAGTAGCATTAATTTCCATTATCTCCGTGTTCAATAACTTATCAAGCTTACCTGCATTGACTTCCTGCCTAACAATTTTATATCCTTGTTCATCCACTTTTTCTGTGGTAATAGGAACGCTATCTGCTAGCGCCTTATTTAGTGCTAGGCCGGATTCTCCTTCCTGTTCCACTAATATTTTGTCTTTAAGCGTTGCATCTAGATATTGGGAAGTAGTCTGGTTTCGTTTCCCAAAAAGCGTCCCTGCAGCCTCTAATTCAGCTTCGCTAAATCTAGCTTGTCCTCCGTCTGGGGTGTTTATAAGAAGATAATTTATGCCATCTTCTTGCATTATGTCGTAACCGTATCCTTCTGTAGCCATTAAGCCTTTAAGAATAAGCTGAGCAGACTCACCTTTATCTCCATTTATAGGGGTATAGTACACAATATCTTTTAACTGACTAGCGGTTAATTCTGATAGCTCAGCGGCTTCGGGCATTATAGAACCTACATTGCCCATAAAACCATTTAAGTTATCTTGCTCTTCCACATTCTTTTTAATTTTAGCAACCATTTCAGGGCTTTTGTCCGTAACATTATCCATTCTTAGCTGGCCCCCTTCATCTACGTTTTTTTCCATCTTGCTGGTAAAATTTTTACCAACATTTTTCATTAAATCTTGCTGCCGTTTATATTGAGCGGTCCTATTTTTTGCATTTGTTTCTATGGCATTAACCATTCCATCAGATTCTCTATCCCTTTTTAATTGGTCAGCTTTTGCTTTTTCTTCTTTTCGCTTTTGTGCTGCTTGGTATTGGGCTTCCATACCTACAATACCTTTAGAAATATTCTGCGCACCTAGTGCTATTGCCTGGCCAAGTATTTGCCCAGACTTGTCGTCGATTATTTTTGGATTTCTATAACTCATATTTTATATTTTATATTTTATTAGCCGGTTGGTGGTGCTAAAGATCCTCCCTCTGCAAATGCTCCGGATCCCATTAATCCTCCCACTGAAGATGTTATACCACTTATCATGCCCGCGGTAGCCTGCGCTTTTGCTGCATTTGCGTTTGCTGCGTTTTGATTAGCTTGATCAATACCTCCTTGCATTCTGTCTAATGTCATCATATCCCTGTTTTCTTGAGCATTAAACATAAATTGTTTACCTTGAGCTTGAGCATTTTGCACACGTCCTTCCTCGCTAATTTCCATTTGAGTAAGCTGCATTTCTTTTGCTTGCAAATCCTGTGCTCCTTGAGCCTTCATTTTTTCATTTTGAGCTTCTTGCTGTTCTATATTAGCAGCAACATCTTTTTTACTTGCTCTAGCAGCTTGGGCTAATGCTGTAGCCCCTCCCGCACTTGCGCCGGTTGCTTGTAGCGTATCTAAAGTATTAGCTAGCGCTATGTCTGTTTGTTCCATCTGAATTTCCGCGGCTCCCGTAGCAACACCTAGATTAGCAAAGGGATTAGATAGGTCACCCCTCATATCGTCTATTAAACCAGATAAAGAGTTTACATCAGAAAAAGGATTTGTTACATCCTGCCTATTTGCTTCAAATTGGGCCATTTGTCTGCCTATTCTTGCTTTATCTGCTGCCGCTGCTGCTGCTGCTTTTTTAGCGGCTTTGCCACCGATAATTCCACCGGCTACACTGCCTAATATGCCGATTCCCGCGGCCACTATTATTCCTGACATAATTTTTCTTTTTTATTATATTCCTCAAGTGTCATTGAGAAAAAATTATTTTCTACTTGTTTCATATCCATTGTATCTGTAGGATTGGCTATTACGTTTATCCAAACACAATCCTCAACACATCTAACGAGCCTTTTTGTTCCTTTAATAGAATAAGACCAGCAAGGCGCAACGTGCTCTACAACCTCGTTATCTGATTCCACTATTACTTTACCTGAAAGTAAAAACCAAAAATGATTTGTATGGTGGATCGCGCTAATAACCACGGTATCTGCTTTCATAGTAAGATGTCTCATGTAAAGTCCATCTGTAAAGTTGTTTGTTATAGGAAACTCCTCGTTATTAACTAAAGATTTACCGTCTCCGTATATCCCCTCTACCTCATTGTTTTCTATGAAAACATTTTGTAACACTTCTAGTTGTTCTATAAAATTATTTGATAACTCTTTGTTCATTTAATTTAATTATGATGATTGTACAAACCCTGTGCTTACTGCAAACAATTCTTTTCTTTGACTTCCACTCTGGGTGTACATAGTTACAGTGGCAAAAAATCCTTTTACTCCTGAAGAGGATCTTCCAAATACAACTTCTCCTCTTTGTGACGATGTATTATTTGTAATATCCGCGTAATATTTATCTTCTTTTAATTTAAAACTATTAATTAATAATGAGTTTTGCATTTGATCCAAAGTGGTGGCAAAAATTGCTTGTGATATAGGTAAAGCGCTGTCCGTATTAGTTTTAAATTCAGACATACTCCACCCGTTATCTCCTTCGTAGTTTATGGTTTGAAAGTTTTTAGATACAGAAGGGCCTCCATTAAAAACAAAAGTTACTTCCGCTCTGTAGGTTACTCCGTAGAATCGAACCATTGACGAGTTATTTGGAGGTTTTTCATAATGCTTCCATAATTTTCCTTCGAAAGTTGTAAAATAATTGTTATTTAAGCTAACAATTTGATTAGGTTTGTAGCTATAAAGGCTTACCCAGCCTTTAGCTGTTTCGTCGAATGCTAATGTGTCATAGCTGCTCTCTGAGGAGAAGTTGCTAGTAGACTGAGGTATAGATAGAATGTATTGCTTGTTATGGGCATCCCAGCCACCTACTAAATTATCTTTAGCGGTGGAAAGCTTATCTCTAAAAAAGTCTGCCATACCATAGCCGGATATAACTGTAATGCCGTCCATGGATAATCTGCACACAACATTTTGATTTCTGTCAGTAAAGTACTTTCTGTATCCATTAACTGCAAATGATCCAGGATCTGTGCTTATGCCATACTCCCCCGCGTAAGCCACGTTTTGCCCAATAACTAGATTACGACTAGTAACGCTAGCGTTTCCTTCAGCTGAGTATATTGCGTCCTTATCAATTAAAGATTTACTTACTTTACTTTCTTGAAAAATAATTAGGTTAGTGTCTTCCGCATATAGTTTTTGTATAGATCCATTAGCTGGGTCAATTGTACGGGTTATGTCTTCGCCGACTGAAAATTGATTTGTTTGGTTAACATTTGTTCTAGAATTAAATATGCCAGAATGTATAAGTGAACTAAATCTATGTTTTTGCCTAGGGTCTTCCTCTACTAAATAAGCCTTAACTCCTAAATCTACGCTCGTATTATTATATCCGCCTCGTATTCTGGATTCTTCCAGTAGCCAATCCGTATCTACATCTGCTGTAGCTATATAGGCTTGGGGTATATTATCAAAATTGATAATTTTGCCAAGAGCGGCATTTACTCCACCTGGGTAACCAGAAAGTGGGTTAGCGGGAAGAGGCACCGGCGGATCGTCAGCAAGTTTAAACCTAAACCCAAATGATGGTGTATCAATTCTTTCAACTATACTAGTTTTATACGTAATCTCAGTACCGAAAACAGTCCATTTAATTGTAATTTCCTGGCCTACGTTCATCTCAGTTGCGTCCGCTGAATTATTCATAAGAATTACCCTAGTCGCCGGATCAAATTCATTAACCTGAGCGGTGTATCCCGGCTCAACGTCTGTAATGGATTTAATTTTTTTAAGCCAAAACGTATTAAAGTATTTTAATTCTATTATTGCTGCCATTTATTCTATTAATTGAGTGGTTTAGCTACTCTTAAAGTTCCCTTTGTTCTGTAGTTTTGTAAATGATTGTACTGCAAGCTTTCTTCTTCAAATACCCTCACACCGGCTACTCCAACTTCAGCATACCCGCTAGGTATTTTTCTACCTGCGACAGTTGAAAAGCCTACATTAAATTGAAGATCCTGCCCTATAGTATTTTGACCTGGAACGGTGTTACCGTAAACATCGGTATCTACCAAGTTATTATACTGATTTGGAACAGGGCTTAAAAGGCCCCTATCTAATTTAATGTTTATCCATTTCTGGTTTTCTGCTGCGGGTATAAACAAAACATTACTTGTAGCATTTGTGTATAACTCAGTCACGTAATCACCATAAGGGCTTCTAGCAAATCTATAGGTGTGAGTTGGCTGAGTATCGTTGTCTATGTATCTCCAAGCCGTGGGGCTATCGGTACCAGTAGTGCTAGTGTCATACTTAAACAATTTGCCAGGTACTCCTCCATTTGCAGTGTAAAGATTTGTAGCTTGCCATACTGCACAGGTGGGAAAGTTCAAATCGTCCGCTATTACATAAGATCTCACAGTACCATTATTTGTGCCTGGTGGTTGTGCATTTGAATGAGGCTTATTTTGTTGTTGTCCGAAAAGAGTTATTGCGTATTCAATACCCGCAGCTGAACTAGCCCCACTAGCATTAGAATCATATAAATCATTAAAATCAAATGCTCTCATTGTCTGCACCCAGACACCCCTTTGGTCTTGTGAATTACTTATAGTTCGATCTACCGTAACTTCTGAAGATGGTGTGTTTTGGGAAGAGGCCAAAAAAGTTTCTACCAAAGCGGGTCCGTCTTTTTTAGGGGAAACTGTAAAATCCGGCCCTGAAGAACCTACTTGGTTCATTTCTTGACTTCTTTGTAATTGTATCCAATCTGGGTTTGAGTCGTCAGCTGTTGGTTGTCTGTAGTAAAACCTTGCTGCTGGAACCGCAAATACATTAGGCACTTGCTGAAATCTACTAGGAGAGAAAGTATTGATTGTAAAATGTATTACACCGCTTGTATGGGAATCTGTACCTATTTTGTGATAAAACGTAGGTATAGAGTCATTATTGGCAGGAGTGAAATTTATATTAAGCCCCTTATTTGTGCTAAGTATCTCATTGCTAGCGCCGCTGCCTTCCACTAAAGGGTCACTCTTTCCTATGTAATAAATACAGCTAGTTACGCTTTGCCCTCTTTTGATACCGCCTATGCCAAGAGGGCTATTGTCAGGGCTTCCCCATTTCCAATGTCCAAATACACCACCCGGCAGGGTCTGTACAATGCCATTTACAGCATTGGAAAATAATGCATCATAATTAGCTTGAAATATTTGAGTAGGTAAGTTGTTTGTAAAAGTTCCTCCTCCATTTACTACGCAATTCGCAAGGACTGTTTTTGCCCCTGTGTTTAATGGAGTGGGGTTTAGTGTTATACTAAAATTTACTTCCGTCCTAAGAGCAGAATATCCTTCAGACTGAAGAGGTGAAGTAATTGATCCGAAGGCATCAGTTACTGTTAATCTTACATTGTATGTAGCTAACCCGTTGCCCTCAAACTCATTGTTTGGGGTAAGTTGGGTTAATTTTCCGGTGGTCTCATTCATTTCCCAATTATCAGGAAGAGAGTTACCGGCTACACTTGTGTTTTTTCTTAAGAAAAACCGGAGGCCTGTTCTCTCACCAGCCGCTGTAGCACTACCGTTTTTAGGAGATAAACCATCAATATCGCTCACAGATATTAACGTTGCCGTGGAAGGCGTAGCGTTAGTTATATTGCCGGGCTGGTTTATTGTTGGCTGAATGTTTTCTAAAGCCCCAAAACCTCCTTCTACACCATTAAGCTGTATTACGAAAGGTTCCCCAGTTGGGGGGGTAAGAGTTACTTGAAAGGAATAAACATCCCTTGTAGGGCTGACTGCTTCATAAATAGGGGATTCAGCTTTTGTATATATAATTTGAAATTTTCCTTCATTAACAGTACCTGCAATTCCTTTTATAATATCAAAATCAGTGTTTTCTAAATTATCTCCGTTTGTTATACTGGTTAAAGAAGGCGTTAAATCTCCCAAATAAGGATCTCCTTCATTATTTATAGCACTAAAATACGAAGGAGTAACAGCTTGATTTTGTACAGTGTCTTCTTTAAATTCCCAGTTGAGGTTTTCAAAACCAACTACACCAACATTTGTTGAAGCCACATCTTGATTTAGATCAACGATTAATCCAGATGAAGTGGTTTCCCAATAAATATCTAAAAGAGATTCCACTGCCTCTGTTTCATAGACAGATAGATAAGGAAGCATATTGTATGGAGTTCCCGCTCCAGTTGTGATATTTTTTTGCCCTATTGGTTTTTCCGTGGTGGATATCCTTGCTACTAATGGCTTTGTATCTATTTGATAAAAAACTTTATTTCCATTATCACCCCCTACAATACCAGTGGTTCCGGTTGTTGAAGAAAGATCTGTAAAAGCCATATCAAATTCGTCTGCTGCAGCAATAGCTGTCGATGTATGCGAAATAGCATTTGGGCCCATGGACTGAAGCCTCGGGTAATATTGTGTATTGGAAGCAGTACCAGTTCCTGATACATTAATCATTGTATTAGATACAACACCGTAAAGAGTTGCGGAACTTCTAAATTGTTTTTGATCAGGACCAACCTCGGCTAAATCTCTAGGAATTTTATTTATGTTGTCATTAAATAAAACAGTATGGGCAGTAAGATTTACCTCGTCTGTTGGAAAAGGTCCTTCCGCCACCCCAGCGGCACTCTGTCCAGGGTATCCGTTAAGTATTCCTGGCAAATAAACATTATAGTAATCTTGTTCGGTTTGTTTTACAACTATCTTATAGCTGTACCACCCTAAATCGTTTATGGTGTAAGCAAATTTTAAATCCGGTGCGCTAGCGGATAACTCCAAGGTTCTTAAATAGGTATCACTTACTCTGCCGTCCGTGACAACAATATATTGATTTAAAGTAGGGTTTGTTATAGCTGTAACTTTAACAAAGTCTTGACGAGCACCTCTTAAATAATCGCCTACAGCAGGTATATTAACGTTGTTAGGATATACAGTGTCTTTTAAAAAGAACGTCCAAGTACTATTTGTTATAGGTGAAGCGCCTGAGACCGAAAGACCTGCTGTGATAGCAAAACCTTCTCCGGTGGAGGCATTTTGTTGCTTTAAAGCATAAAGACCAGGTGTTCCTGCGGCACTATCTATTTCAGATTCAATAGGTGAATTTACTAATACTTGTATTGCATCTCCAAACCAAGTATCTACATCCGTATCTGTTTTTAGTAAATCATAAGGGCTGTATATTGTAGACCCAGAATAAAATGTACCATTATTTTCGCTACCCGATCCCACGGATGAAAGCAAAACTGGAGATTGTCTTCCAAACTTGTCTGCTAAAACAAATCCTACCTGATAATTTCTATTTCTTTTTACGGAATGATTAGGATACTCTATCCAATTATTATATGCTCCAGTTGTAGACTTTTTAGTTATTCTACAATTATAATTTATATTTGCAGGAGGAGTATGCTGATCTCTAAAATTACCGTATATAATTCTATTACCCGCTGATTCTTGAGAAAAGGCTCTAACAGGCACTTTATCAAACACTCTTACTGTTTGAGCTTCAGGTAAAGTTCTATATGGCTTTCTTGATTGATATTCGTATGTGTAATAACTATCTATACCACTCGCTCCTGAAATTTCATTTGCAGAAATTTTTTCAAGTACTTTTACCGCAAGACCGTCGCTTTCCCTAAATAATATTTCTATTCCGCTAATTTTATAGTCAGCTATTATTTTACTTGCAGATGCGGGCAAAGGTATAACTAAACTTATATTTTGAACCATGTTTTCCATGAATCCAACTATAGTAGATTGATAAGCTGCGTCCTCGTCCCCATTAATAAAATACCCTTTTTGTTTTGGAATATATGCTATCTGCGTAAAAGGAGCCATTAAAGAGTATTCGTTATCATCAAACTTAAATCTGTAACTAAACCTAACAAATCTGTCCTCTAAATAATCCGGATCCCCAGGCCACTGGGCATCGTTGTTTTTATTAGTCATTGTAGACTGTATAAGAGAAACAAAATCTCCTACCGCAGGGGCCGCTTGCATTGCCGGCGAAACAGTTATAGTTACAATATTAGGTAAGCTGAAAGAATCAGTAATGCTAACAACCTCAACAAAATTAACGCCTTGCGTTGGAGGGTTTGTTTCTGTGCAAACAACTGTTGCTCCTATAAATTCAATAAGCTCTGCTCTACTCGTATCTTCTAAAGTGAAAGTAGTCGTTGTTGCTCCTGATCTTACTTTTAAATTAACTCTATTGTAAAGATCTATAGCTTGGTACGGATTATACTTTGCAACAGATATTTGGTGTTCCTCCGTATAATAATCGCCACTAACAGTAGATAAACCACCTGGTGTAAAAGCTCTTGCTACATTAACATTTATTTTTCTAGGCTGATTTCTATTGTCTGTCCAAAATAATAAATTTTCAATTAAATTTATACCTAGTATTCTATTTGTAGTCGAAAAATTTAAAAATTCCCCTTGCACTAATCTAGTATATGCTCCTGTTGTATTATTATACGAATAAATATAATGCTTTGAAGTAGTAGGTGCGTTAGTGGGGTTGAGGGGATTTGGATCTTTATAGTCCGTTAGAAATACAAAAAGTTGATTTAAAGAATTGCTTTCTTTAATTCCTATAATGGTTAATCCTGATTCAATATCGGTACCAGCAACTAAATTGTTCCCAATTACGTTTTCTAGAGCACCAACATCGTTATCCTCAGATCTACCAACTGATATATTCCGAGCATTTCTATATTCGCCGTTAGGCAATATTCTATCGTCAAGATCTTTATTCATCTTGGATTTTAGAAATGTGTTTTTAATTTCTTGTGCCATTTAATTATGATTTAATCCATTTAGATTTACCTCTCATCACTTGAACTATTTCGTTCAACTTGATGTTAGATAATCTTATTTTAGCATTTCTTAGCTTAGCAGCTCTATCGCGTTTTAAACGCTGTATAACGTACTCTGGTTGATTTATTCTTCCTGCTAATATAGAATATAGTATATGAGCATATAGTGCATCCTCGGCCATCTTAGGTATCCTAGCGTCTAAATCGTACGCTAATCCGTCTGATATATATTCGAGTACTATTAATCTGTCTTTTAAATTTGAAGAAAAAGCTATTGTACCGTCTCTTTCATTCATATTAAACCAACCGTTTCTTTGAGCGTATTGTGGTTCATTACCATATCTTTGCCCATAAAGAGGATTTCCTGTTAAATAATTATCGTAAGACCAGTAATCTTGTAAAGTAATATTACCGTTTAAAAGCCTATCATTTGCTTCGGCCCATCTGGCATTTGTTATAGAGGTTCCTTCAATATTGTCACCTAGCGCATCCTGAGTTGGTTGCCCTGCGCTGTCTTGTACCGGAATTTCGTATGGACTAGTTGTTAGGTTATTTGCGGGATATATGGGGTGCTTAACCCCTAAGGCGTCTATGTAAGATATAGCTGTGTAATTTACATAATCTTGCGGTATTGCAACTCCTAAGCTTGGGGGTATTGTAAGCTCTTGAGATTTTATGCTTCTTAAAGTATCATAGCTAAATTCCTGTAGTCCTCGCTTAGCGTGAAATATTACATCGGTTCTTTTGACATCTCCTATTAATTTGTGCTCCCCTACATACGTTGCTATAAATCCATTAATAACATCATTTAAAGATGTATAAGCGTAGCTTCCATAATTTTCTTGTACGGCATCTCCGAAGGCGTCCTCTATTCCAAAACTTCCTCCGTTTAATGCTTTAAGCTGTACGGCTATATAAGTACCCGCAATTGGAGGCGCTAGTGCTGGAAAAGTTATAATGTTATTTATTACCGTATAAGCGAATTCGTACTCAGTGTAGTTTCCAGGAATGCCATTGGGACTTGTGTATAATTTAAAGTTGTTTAATGCATAGGCGGGATCTGCGGGAAGAAAAGATCCAAAAACCAAATCCGTATTAAATGTAGTTGTATATTGCATACCGCCAGTCGAAATAAATCTCTGTGCTCCAGCGTAATATTGTTCATTAGTTTCGGTTATTAAACCACCATTAGGTATAGGCATATCTTACATTATTGAGCGTTGATTTTCTTGTTGCACTTGCTGTGCTGCTATCTGTACTACAGAGGGATCTCTTATTACAATTCCTGAATAAAGTAATATTTTTAATATAATATTAGCTTGTTCTGTTTTTGATAGTTCAAAGTTTACAGAGTTAGTTGGATTGTATTGGTAATAGTTTTGACCCGATGGTATTGTAAAGTTCCAGGTTACGTCCACGGGTTTTCTTAAATAGCTTACGTCCACATCCGATGTAATTGTTTTTGGATACAAGTATAACTTGTGGTCTTCAAACAGATATATGGGATATGTTTTTGTTGGAGCTGTTAAAGGATTGTTGTTTATGTATAGAAGCTCGTTTCGCTGAGATAGCTGCGCTTCATTAGAATCTTTATATATAACTGTACCCAGCTTGTAGAAGTCCTCTGAGGTCGCTGTAATAACTATAGCGTCGTTTAAGGCTGGTATAGCGTCAAATATAATGTTAGTTCCACTTATAGTAAATGCAGTGGTAGATACACCATTTATTGTAACTGCTATTACACTTGTTTGTAATTGCGAAGAAGATATTGATGTAAAAGGAAACGATATAAGAAGTCCATCTCCTTCGAGTGTTTGAGTGGCTACTCCTGCCCCTGAGGTTGTGGGCAAAGTAAAATGCCCTCCTGCTGGCACATAAGTTGCTGCGCCGTATTCTTTAAATATAGATATATTATGGTCGATGTTTTTAATACGATCCGCATATTCTGTATCATTATCTGGTCTGCGTAACTGCATATTAAGCATATCAAAATAACTCTCAAAAATTTCTAATTGCACTTGTGTGGCAACCTTATTAAATTCGTCTGGAGTTAAATTACCTCTCTGTTCTTTATTCAGAATAAGTAATACTGTTTTATAAACTATATCTACATTTACTGCCATTTTATTTCTTTTTATTATAAATATTAACCGGCCCCAGTGATGAAGCCGGCTAAAATTAATTCACCATCTATAATATAATCACATAGTTTTTTTAAAAACTACTAATTAATCTTTTTTTCTATAGATCTAAATACTTCTCCACCTTCGTCGGTTTTGAAATAAGCTGCCATTGCTGAATATGGGTTTTCATCAAACGGCACATTCATTAGCTTTCTTCCATTAGAAGCCCAAGAAAATGTTCTTTGATCTTGAGATAAAGCAATAATACCAGCTTCCGCTGCTTTAATGGCTGTATTTCTAAGACCTACATTTTCATCCTGAGCTAATTCAAGGAATAAATAAGGATTGCTTCTTGCAAATAATCTTAAGTCTCTTTTGATTTCTTTAGAGGATAGTTTATTTACTGAGGTACCCATTTCAACTCGCAGTATAGCCTCGGCATCGTCAATATCCATTTCTCTAGCAAATACGGCTGCATCTGTTTGCATATCTAATAATTCTAAATCATCATAAGCTTCTTCTACAGCATCAAATTCTTGGTATATTCTTCCTTTCAAAGGGTGATACAAAGAAAGTAGCTTTTGCAAATTTTGTTTTTCTTTAGTTACTTTTAAGTCTCCGTTTCTAAACATTATATGTCCCAAGGTTGCTTCGCCATTTTGATTTTCTTTAAATGGAGAATCATGATTAGTAGCATACCTAAGCTCTTTTTGTTTTCCGTTTTCTGGATCAAAATACAACAAAGAATGTTTTCTTGTGTGCTTTCCAGGTATTGTTAATGTTAAAGGAGATTTGTTTCCTATTAAGTAGTATACTCTATCTTTAATTTCCCATTGGGGTTTAGATTCTACTTTTGTTTCTTTTATAGTAGAGATTGCAATTTTTTCTACAGTTTCTTCTACTTGTGTAGCTTTTTTAGCTACGGGTTTTTTGTTAGCCATAATATAATATAATTTAATAGTTAAAAAGTAAAGTAAGAGTGCCCGAAGGCACCCTCATCTCTACATTAATTTGAATCCTTAGATTCCTTTGAATAGTACAAAGTTGTTAGCAGCTTGCGTTACTAAACATCTTTCAGATAGGAAGTTTACTTCCATTGCATCAAGAGTTGAAGTACTAGCTCCACCAACAGATCCTGTTAACCAAGATTTCATTCTACGGTCGTCAGTTTGAGAAGCTCTGTATCGTACGTGCAAAAATGGACGTCTGATATTTGTTCCTAAAATTTGATCGTAAACAGTTGATGTTCCAGCTGGTACTAATACACCTTCGATTGAATTAACTCCAGTGATTCCTCCACGAGTAGACGCATCATTTAAGTATTTCCAATCTGTCTTATAGAAATCGTAAGATCCTCTACGGAACCCACTAAATCCTAAGTTAAGCGCCATGTCTTCTGAATTTTCAAATAAACCATAAGCAACTCCTCCAGTTTGTCCACTAGAAATCGCAGCTAGCATATCATCAAAGTCCAAAGCAGTTTGACGTTGTAAAAACAACATGTTCTCTTCAATTGCCCCCTGAGTATCTAGGTTTTTAAGAATTGCATCAAATTCAGTTAGTCCGTTAGCGGCTGTGAATCCAGTTTGTACATTACCTCTATCCGAGATAGCTGCAAACAAACCTTGTGTTCCTGGCTGCTGTAGGTCCTGATAAGCACCTGCCCCTGCATTTGTATTTAATTCTCCTTCTACCATAGCCATTTCTAAGTAGTCTTGAAAACGTAAGCGAGTTTCAGACGCTGCTTTTAGGTACCATAAGTATCCATCAGTTCCGTCTTCCGTTGCTACATTTACCCAACCGATCTGAGCGGTATCTGATCCAGATACAACATATTGATCTCTAATAATGATTGGAGAGTTTGAAAACTGTGTCAGCACAGGTTCTACAGATACTCTAGCAGCTGAATTTCCAGCTCCCGTACCAATAGTGGTACCTTTAGAGTAATCAGATCCATATACGAAAACCTTAATAGCACCAGATGTGAATACAGATCCAGCAGTGTTTAATACGTTTCCGTTGTAAAACTGAAGAGTAACACTTCCAACACCAGACGCTCCAGGTACAGTAGCGGTTACAACAGCCTTAGCTTCTGTTCCTGTTACTGTGTCCAAAAGAACAACTGTATCGTTAATAGACATTACGTTTTGCGCGGTAGCGCCCCCTCCTATAATTAATACAGTAGGTGCTCCTCCGGCGTAAGTACAATCGTCATAAGCAATATGCAAACGATTTTGTTCAGACCAAATAACTTGATCAGAAGTCATTGGCATTTCAGCGCCAACCATGTTTAGAAATCCAGCTAACGTTCTGTTTCCATAACGCTCTACTTCTGCTTCATAAATTTCTGGTAAATACTGCTGAGCGAAGTCAGCGAAATTAGCAGGTACTGCACCAGCTCCCCCATTGGCGGTCCATTGTAGGTAGTTAGTGTTAAGTATTTGCTGTGATTGTGAAGGGACAATAGCCCCAAATTGTGGTAATAAACTCATTGTTATTAATTTTTAAACTTTTTAATTTTTAGTCTTGTTGAGTCCGCTCCAGAAACTGATTTTACTTTGTATGCACCGAACCTTGCTCCGTCTACTGGCGCAGCTTTTCTAGCTGTGCTAGAGGTGTTATTAGATTTGTTTACAACATCTCTAATAGCATCTGCTTTGCCTTGTTCGTAAAAGTGATTTGCTACTTTGTCAGCATTAGCACCTGCATACAGCGCTTTATGATACCCTGCGGTATCTTTAATTACACCGTCTTCTCCAAGGAACTTCCCTATAAAATTACCGATGTCTGATTGCTTTTCTGCTACCTGCGAAGCGTTTTGTATGCCATATCTAAATTTCTTATCCCCTAAATTAAAATCGAAACCTTCGAATTCGTTATTAAGTAATTGATTAGTATTGGCTTTAAACTTTTCGTGATTAGCGGTGTTTCTTTCCTGGTCCTCTTTATATCGATTAAAAAAGTCCGAAGCTTCTTGTTGATTTCCAGATAATTTAGGCGAGTTCAACTTGATCTCGTCATAATACTTATCTTTAGTATCATTTAAAAACTTACGGGCTTTTGCAACCTCTTCTTTATATGCGAGTTTTTTTCTTCGGATATCTCGCTCCTCGTCTACCTCTTCATCAAACGCAAAGTTGTCATCGAGCATAAAGTCGATTTCGTCCGCGCTTAAATGGGATTTAGTGTTTTTGTAATATTCTTTAACTAAAACGTCGCGATCTACATCGTCGTAATTAGTGTTTAGTCTAATGTAGTCCTGCAAAGTACCGCCTGTTTCTTCCATAAAAGATACTAGCTTAGTAATATTTTCTGGTAATACGGGTTGTGGCGCTAATGGTTCTAACTTTATTTCTTCTTCTTTTTTACTTTCTTCGGTAATTTCTTTGATAACTGGTTCGGGTACATCTTGGACCACATCTTCGCTATCTTCGGAAGGTTCATGTACATCCACTTTCTCTGTGCTTGGCTTTTGAATGGCATCTATTCCTTCTTTAGGTATTACTACTCGGGTTACATTGCTGGGAATATCTATTAAAGGTTCCCTGTTTTTAGCCGCTAATTGTTCTTCAGTTAGCTTAGACTTGATCTTAAAAGATCCTTCTGTTTTTTCACTCATGATATGATATTATATAATTATTAAATACTTGTTTATTGGGGCATAAATTGAGACATATCCATACCGCCTATAGCTCCTTGTTCGGCATTTTCAAAATCTTTAGGCATACCTTTGGATTGTCTTTGCTCTATCATTTGGCTTTGCTGTGTTCCCTCTTTTTCTATTCTTTTAACTTTGGCGGCATCAGCATTGTCTTCTTTAGCTTTTATTTGTTGAGTTTTCATTTGTTCTAGCTGCAAGTCATATTGAAATTTAGTAGCCATCAATTCTTTCTTAATCTGTGCTTCGGTCTGCATTCTTTGCATTTCAAAGTTAGATTTAGCCTGCTCTATCGCAACTTTTTCTGCAGTTAAAGCCTGTTGTTTTTGCACTTCAGCCATTGCTGCCTTTTCAGACGCCTGCGCGTTTGCTTGCGCTTGTGCTTGAATATTTTGCTGGACTAAAGCCTGTGCTTTTTGCTGTCTTTTTTTTCTTTTTACCTTTAGCATTTCATTGGCCAGCTTAAGGTTTTTAATTTGATTAATATCTATTGAATCTTCAATATCAATTTCTTTTGTTTGCAAACATATCTGTATGTTTTTTTGCAGCTCCGCCCTTTCTTCTTCATCTGGTTCCATTTCTAAGAATATACCAAAATCATGTAAATTAAGATTTTCAATTTCTTTTAAAGTTTCAACGTTAAAAGTTGATATACTATTCATTAACGAATTTTTTGTTAACGGAAAGTTTAAAACGTCATTTATTTTTAAAGAAATATTCTCGCAGGTACTCAAGGTTAACTGTATGCTAGCATCCTGTATATGTTTTGTAGCGGTATTAGATGCATTAGCAGCCATTTTTTGAAGTCCTACTAAAGAGTCTGGACTAGGCATGCTGCCATCGCGGGCTTCATTTAAGCCCGTTACATCTCTAATCATTTGCATATTATAATTGTATGCAGTAATCAAAGCCTGTATTTTACCTATACCCGATGAACTTGATAATTCCTGTATAGGCACTTTACCCCTGTTCATGTCTCCTTCTTGTGTCATCGATCTACCAACAACTGACCCTGTTTGAAAATACATATTCAACGCCTCTTGAGGATTATAGTTTGTGCCGTTGCCCAAATCAACCTCCGCTAATCCATCCACATCTAAAAACACTCCGTCTGGAACCATTCTAGCTAATACTTGCTGTATTTTTAAATGAGTTAATTGTATAACATCTGCAAATCCGATACACTTACTTATAAGCGATTGTATTACTCCTTTATACATTCTGGGAGCACACATTGAGTAGCTCATTTCAACTCTGGTAGTGTCAGCTAACGGTCTAGTCATGTTTTCCGACATATTCCATTTAAGCATTATGTCAGTGCCTATAACCTTAGCACCTTCGTACAATACCTCAATAGATCTAGATACTCTTTCAAAATTATCATTTGGAGGAGGATTAAACATATCGGTTTTTTCGATAGCTTTTTCTAAGCCGCTATCCGTCCTTTTTATTTTAAATACTTGATCAGTGTAGGTCTTATATTCAAAATATAATACTTGAACAGTATTATTGTCGTAGTTTTCAAATCCTTGAATCATTCTTTTGTTTCCAGGAAACTTTTGAATTTTTTCTAGCTCTTCATTAGATATATAAGGAAATTCTTTTTTAAGCTCTGGTATAGTTATAGACTTTACTTCACCTACATAATATATATCATCAAAGTGGGGATCTTCAGTGTATGACCAAACACAATAAGCAGGATCTACATAATCAACCACAATGCCTTCAGCTGGATTAAACGATGCCTTCGTTATACCCATTCCTATATTAACTAAATCCTGGTTGACTCTAGCTCTTACTAAATCATATTCATTTGTAGCTAATATGGTATTAATTGCCTCTTCTTCCGCGATTTCTATAGCGGGCTTGTATCTAAGTTGCATGTGAAGATCTCTTTCTTCCATTGATTCCGGGAGTTCGCTATCGGGTATACCAGACCTACTTAAATCCATAGGTATAATCGAGCTGGCTTTTGCTCTGGAGTTTATGGTTAGCATATCAAATAACATGTCATTCGCATAATCCGTTCTTTTCTTTAAAGACTGGGGATCCTGAGAATATGCAGATAGATCGTATTGCTTTTGTGTAATACCATTAGCAACAATATTTGAAAACTTTGAAAGTATTGGTACTGGCTTCCAATCTAAATTAAGATAAGACAAATCGCCATTAATAGCTAATTCATCCTTGTACTTTTGCACACTTTGTTCCCCTCTAGCATATAGCCTAAGATTGTGAAAGCTATTCCAATTAATAGAATATCTATTTGATCCGGCGCCTCCGTAATTAAACCACTCCTGCTCAATAGCTCTTGACACTTGTAATCCGTATTCTAGCGTAGCTTTCTCAGCGTCGCTAACTACCTGGTCAGGAAATGGGCTATTAATATTTGTACTTACGTTCATTTATTATATTATTTTTGAAGTAGCTCCCTCGTTATTGTATTTTTTAAAGCCTAAAGCATACACTTTTTTTTGTGTAGCTGCTCTAGGTGTGTACCTGTGCTTATTGCAAGCCATTAATGCCAGCCCTGAACTTATTGATGCATCGTGTTTTGTTCTGTTGTTTATATCGAATTTAGCCCAATCTTGTAATGTTCTTTGTAAATAAACATCTCCGTAACCATCTACTTTTTGGCCTACAAAGTCTTCTATATAGGTTTCAATAGCGGATGCATGTGCTTGTTTTATATCTTCACTTGAATTAGGTATTCCCCCTACTTCTCTTTCGGCTACTGATAACTTATTGTAAGTTCTATCTGGTCTATTGATACTAAACCCTCGATATCCCCTTCTTTTTATATAATAGAGCAATCTTGGTTTGTTATTCTCCGCAAGTATTGGCATTCCGTAAAATACCATAGCCATTAATACATCTTCAAAAAACATCTCAGCTGTTGAAGGTCTTGCAATATATTCTAAAAAGAAATGATTTGGAGGTACATCCTCCATTGAAAATTTAGTTAATCCATGTAAAGCTCCGTTAGAGCCGCCGCCACCAACGACACCACTGATATCGTAGCTATCGCAACCAAAGGCACCCATGTGCTCATTTCCTGGATATTTAATACCATTTTTTATTATTATATTGTTTTGTTGATTTTGATTAGGCACCCATGTAATATAAAATCTACCGTCTTTGTTAGGATAGAATATTACTTCTGTATCTTTGATACCGTTTTTCCATTGGAAATTACCCTGAGTAACCATTGTATTGTTTCTTAGCTCTTCGTTATAATCTATTTGCTGATATATTTTTGTTAAGTTAAATATAGATTGCTTAGATTCATCTCTAAAAGCGTGCTGCTCTGTTCTTGGAAATTGACGGTAATATTCGTTTAGTGCATCCGGGTCGTCTTTTAAACCTTCAACTTCATTTTCCCAATGATTTATAACACCTTCCTCAATAGGTGTTCCATGAGGCCCCTCTGTTTTTTTTCTAGGTGTTTCAAATACGGGCCATCCGTGCTCATCTATAAATCCTTCGTAATTCCATTCCATTGGAATAAACAACTTATATAAACCACTTTTTGTTTGGCCATTTTTATTCCTATTGGTTACGTCAGAACTATCGTATAATTTTTTAAAGTTTTTACCACCTTTATCTAAAGCGTTTGATGTTGATCCCATCATACACTTACCAATAACTCTACTACCTAATCTTAAACAAGTTTTAGTTACTCGCCAGTTGTTAAGTATATTAGTTGGTCTTTCCCACTTGCCACTTTCATCGTGTACCAATAGTTTTAGTTTTTCCCCATCGTATGAGTTGTCCCCCGTGTTTTTCCAATCGACCGTTGTGTCGAGCCCGACGATCTCTTCTGGTACCGCGTTGGCGTCAAGTTTTCTTCTTGTAAATTTTGAAGCGGGAACTCTGTATGCGAGTTCTGTTTTAGGACGGTCCATTCCATCCTGGATTGGTTTAAAGAAGAATGGATAGTTAACCGATATTGGTACAACTTTGTCTGTAAACATCTTCTTTGCATCGGGTCCAGATTTGGACAATATGCCAAATCGAGCATCCGAAGATATTGTTGCTTGGTTAACGGTCTCGCCGGAAGCCATGAAAGAAAATCCCGATCTTCTATTCTTAAGGTAGCACATACCGTAGCATCTGCTGTCTGCTTTGCAAGCTTCCCAGAATATGTAGAATAATCTGTTTGATTCCCTAAAGTCAGGTTGCCCAACGTCAATCTTGGACCACTGCAAGTACATGTAGTGAGTACCAGTAATGTAAGTAAGCTTATCTTGATTACAAAACCAAAAGCCTTCCTCACGCTTGTTAAACTCCCCGTCAATATACCCATACCATTTTTCTTTAAAAGCATCTGGGTACTTGATCCAATCTGCTTCACTTTTTATTTTACTTAATTCTTTTGGATAGGCAGTGGCTTTCCACTTATTTATACCTTTGTCAGGTTTATCTTGTAATAGCGGCAATGCAATGTGCACTCCACTTATTAGATATATATCTCCTATTTTGCCGGTCCTGCTTATAACTACAACATCGTGCTCTTTGTTATAGCCGTATTCCCATTTTGCATATCGGTTTTTTTTCTTAATTGCTTGGGGCCTAATATAGTCTTTGACTATACTGTATAATTGTTGCTGGTAAGCCATTATTTGGATCTCCCCTCTGCAAAGCCTTTAAACGCAGGTTTATCCGAAGTATTAGTTGCATCCGCAATCATATTTTCTTCTTCCTGTATTCTGTTTAATATTTCAAAAGCATCTAGTATACAAAGCTTTTTAGTAGCGGCAGCATTTTTAAGTCTGTCAGCGGATATATCTTCCTCTGAGTCAACGATCTTTTCCTCTGCTACCTTTACTAATTCTTTAATTGCTTTGTGCCCAGCGGCTATTATACTCCTCTTCGTTTCTATCGAGTTCATACTTTATAACAATATCATTTGATTTCATGCAATACATAATTTGATTATCCACAACAAATTCCCATTCGCTATTCGGGGTAAATCCTATTATGTCGCCTGGGTTGATTCCAGCGCTCTCTAGGGAGCTGTTACCTATTTTTAGTATACCAATAAGATCAGCGGTTTTTTGGCTGCTTAAAATGTCTTTATTTTTGACAGGAGCAACAAAACATCTATCTCCAAATGATTTCCAAGTTTTATTCCTCTTGTATAAATATATTTGGTCAATGCTACAAAAAAATAAGCCGTCTTTTAGAAACGACCTACTGTTCTTTTTAATTCCTTTCATGTCATAAAACACTCTAAAAACGTTGTGATGTATTACGATTAAATCTCCTTTTTTAATAGGAGTCGCAAACGCAACGGGTGTTTCTATTACTTCAGCGATATTATTAACATGCTTAAAACTTTCTATAGAGCTATTTGTTACAAGGGTATGCTCCCCAACCTTAACTTCGTTATCATATCTTTTGCCTACCGGCTTTATGATAAAATCATATATACTTCGCATTAATACTCTAGGTCATATTCAACGGATATAGCCATGTTAGAATTAAACTTCTTCCATGGCATTATCTCATCTACCTTCTTAATAAATATATTATAAGAATTATCAGACTCTTCAAACATTATATGAGAAATTTCGTGACCGCCGTAAACTGTCTGTTTAACAGAGTAATGCATTGCTTCGTTTTTATAGTCAGCCCCGATACTAATTTTTCTTATAACACTTTCCATAACTTACTCTTTAATTTCTTCGTAAGTTCCGTCAGAAAGATTAATATTAACTGGACCATAATTAGTCTCAATATCTTTTTTAATCTCGCCCATTTCTTTTTCAAGCATGTTTACCTGAAAAATAGCTTTAGCTTTTTGCACTTCTAATACACCAATGTTGGCTAAATAAGATTGCAGCTCTGTTTGTAGTTCTGTAACTTTTTTTAACTCGTCTTTAGTGATTGCCTTTGGAGTTACCTCCATCTTTTTTACTTTACTCATTTTGATTTAATTTAATTGTTAATTATTAATTTTTATTTTGCTTTTACAGCCGCTACTCCTCTAACAGGCGCTGCTTTAGGTCCTTCTTTAACAGGAACCCTAATAGGTCTCTCAGGTGCCTCCAAAACAGGGCCGGCATCAAGAACAGGTCCCTTTCCAGGAATCTCATAAATAGGAGGTTCTTTGGGCCCAGCGTTAAGTTTAAGTCGCTTAATTACAGCCGAGTCTAATTGTTCCTGAGACTTAAACACCCCAGTATCAATGGCCTCCTGCATATTTTCATAAAAACTAGCCTCTGCTAATTTACTTCTAAACCTATGTCCCTCAGGTAAATTTATTTTAAGCTTAGGCGGCAGCTTTACTGGTGGCGCTTGTGCTGGTGCAGCTTTCCTTTTTGATGTATTAGATCTAGATCTAGAAGACCTATCCGCTACCGGCGCCATTGTTTGTTCTGCTTGAAATCTAGGTGGGCAAGGTGGTTGTCCGTCTCCTCCACAGCCTCCGCCCATAATCGAGTTATTTGAGGAATTACCTTTAATCCCTGGTGTCATTTTAAATGCCATAATTATTTTTTTTATTGGTTAATTGCTATCTATTTTTTTTAATCAAGTCCTTTAGTAAGCCTGCTCGATCTAGAGATCGTTCATTTCTAACCTGCGCATTTATTCGAACTTTCCTGCTACTAACGCTGTCTTTTTTGTGTTTTTTCAGAGCATTTATTTTTCCTCGATGGGTTGGCTCTGAATTTTTAGGAAGGCCTATGATTTGTTTGCCGGTTTTTGTGTCTCTAATAAAGTTGTTGTCCGTATAGGTTTCTTGAAAACCGTCTTGGCGATCAGCGGGCATCGTGCCTACGTAATTTGAAGCACTGCTAATGTAAGGGTGGTTAGCGTTAATTGTGGAGATGCTCGGGTATCTACTTGATGATGTAGAAACCGATTTATTGCCGCTAGTAAGCGAAGCAGTATATTTAGTTGCCGGGTTACTATAAGTTGTTTCGTCAAAGTTTGTTCCACTTATAGGATCAACTTTTTGCTTTGTAGTTTTTTTAGTATCTGCATTATACATAGTGTACGAATCGTCGGCTGTGTTGTCAAGAATACTGTCACGAAGAGTTTTTGGTCGGTTTACTTTTGGTTTAGTGTTTTTAACAGTCCCAAGAGTTACTCCTTCTAGCTCATTGGTGACTCCACCCCCAAAGGTCAGGTCATCTGAACTAGCAACCACCCCATTTGGTTTTGGGTCAGTTGGGTCAGTTGGGTCGGTGCCCCCGTTAGTGAGAGCAGCTACGTTTAGGTTTGTTAAATTGTCTCTACCAAAATTTTGTTTATAAGCCATGATTTTTTTTTAATATAATCGTTTTATTCCGTAAACTCCGGTAACATCACCGGTGTATTTACTAGAAATTGAATCTTTGTTTATTAATGTGTACTCTATTGTAACACGGTATCCATTATCTGGATTATATAATTCCGTGGTAAATTTGTTTTTGCTTTCAAAAACAATTGTTTCTGTTATAACATTGTATTCTTTAAATGAAGTGTTAAAACACTGCAATACTGAATAGTCCGATGCTAGTATAGTTTTTAAATAGTTAGAATCCTCGGTTTGCCAAATCCCACTAAACTGTTCTTGTGCTTTTGCTGCAAATGATGTTAGCGTAATAAATAATGCAATAATTAGATTTTTCATAGTATTAGATTTAATTGTTATTATATTTATTATATAATTACACGAAATCTTATAAAACTACTTTATTTATCTTTATTATTCATTATTTTCCTGCCTTTCTCCCAAGACCTACCTACAAAGTACGCCCCGTAAACAGTTACCAATAGCACTTGAAAGATAGGTATGTACTCTTCCGCTATTTTAAAGTGACCAATATTCCCATCAGTAAATGCTAATAATGAAAATATAAACGTAAGGTATATTAATACCATGGGTCGAATATTTTTTGAAAGGTAGCTATCAGAACTCATGTCTGACTTCCACCTTGAAGTAACTTCCACCTGAGCGTTAGCCTCGGCTTTTTCAAGAATAACTTGCAATTGTTTTTTAATCTCAAGTTTTTCTTCCTTTGTGGTAGTTAAACTATCGATTACCTTACCTACTTCTTTGATAAGCCCTCCAGTTAACCATGAAATTATTTTGCTCATATTCTTTGTTTAATAAAAACCCCGCGAATTTTACTCCGCAGGGTTATTAAAAATAATTACGCTATTGCTATTGCGCTTACAGTAATACCTACTGGTAGCTGTACTCTAGCTTTAACCCCACCTGGGTTAGCCGTTAGTGCTGCGTTAACTGCATCTCTTACTGAAGGGGTTGTGCCTACGGTTGAATGAGTTATTGTTGCTTTTTTAGCATCATACTCAACTACAGTTGTTGTTGCTGATGCTGCTCCTACACCGATAATTCCTTCTACTCCTAATAATACGTCCCCACCTGCTAATCCAGCACCTGTAGACTTAATTGCGATAAATTTTGCCATTTTGTTTTTGTTTTTGTTTTTGTTATTGTTTTTGTTTAGCTAGGTTTATACAGTCCTATTCTGTTATTTATTCTTGTTTAGTAGTTTTTCTTCTTTTTGGAAGCGGCCGCTACTCTTTTACCGGATTTAGTTGCTTCAAGTTTTTCTCGCTGCTTTACTTTTTTCACCATCTTCCTTCCCTTTCTTGCTTCTTTTCTGCTACCGCTTTTTGCGTTACCCATATCCACTGCAGCTGTTGACGCTGAGGTGGTTTTGCGGTCTATCTTACGCTTAGTTCTGGCGTCTACTCTAACTTCTTTCTTCTTCTCTCTACCTGCTTTTCTTACAGAGCGTTTTTCTAATCTTGCAGCTCTTGCAGGATTTCTTTTCTTAACTTCTGCCGCTTTTGCTTTTAATCTTGCAGATTTTGTTTTTGCCTTCGGCGCTGTCTTAACCGCTGCTCTTTTGGCAATTGGATTATCTTTTAAAAGATTTTTCTTTTCTTGCTTGTTTGATTCTGCCATAATTATTAGCGATTTTTGTACCAATGCTTACTAAGTGGATGCCCACTATGCTTAGCGTTGTCTGTTTTGTGAATGTCACCTTTTGCATCATATACCAACTCACGATCGTGAATCATCGTTTGCTTAGCCCCTCTGTCTCCACGCTTGTATTTTTCATCAGCTCTGTGAAGTTGTCCTTTTGCATCGTAAATAAGCTCGCGCTCATGCATCATTTTTTTGTCATACTTGTTCATTTTGTTTCGGTTTTAGGTTATTGTTATTTTGCTTTTCTTATAGGCACACAGTTATTAACTTGCTTTCCCCCCTTTTTTTTCATACCTTGCTTCATATATCCTTTCCAACAGGGTGTTGTTTTCTTTTTTGCTTTCATCTTCTACCTGGATTAGTTATTCTAAACACTGGTTTTGCATCCCAGCCATTTCTGCCTTTAGACCCTTTGACTCCTGTCTGGGGAGTCTTCATGTATTTACTAAGACATCCGCAATTTGGTTTGTTTCTTTTCATACTAGCAATTCCATTTTCTTCGTGCAGCTAATCCTCTTTCTGATTTCCAGCTTTTAGATCTTGCGCAAAAAGCTTTACGTCTTTTAGCGTCTTTGCTACCCGGTTTTAATTTTGAAGGCGATTTAGTCACAGCGGTTTTTAGCTTGCTACCTGGATTATCTTTACGATATTTCGCAACCCCCTTAGCAGTCATACCACCCCCGGCTTTTTTGCCTGAGCCCTTGCCTTTTTTTACTGCGGCGTAATTTCCTTTTGATTTTTTACGCGAAGGAGCTTTGCCTTTTTTCTTTGGGGCAGCTTTTTTCTTTGGGGCAGCTTTTTTCTTTTTTGCTACGGCCATTACTTTTTAGGTTTTTTATGACTATAGCCTTTTGCTTTTAAAGCATTATGTTGAGCCATAGTATTAACTTTTTTAGTAATCTTTCCCTTGTACATATTATGTACTTTAAATGCTTTTGCCATAATTATTTTTTTGTATTATCCCATCTTGCTTTTGTTTTGCGTATATCGTAATGCACAAAAGTATTATACTCTCCCAATCCACCCTGTAGCACTCTACCGTATTCAGCTAAAGTATCTACTACCTTGTATAGGTCTTTAGGAGGTAATGTTTTAACCTGTATATCAGCAGCCTTTCCTAATAGATGTTGGCTATCAGAAACCCCCCCTACTTTTTCGTTGTGATCGGCGCATCTGTATGCATTGGTAAGTTTTATAGGCCAATCTATAAAATCCCGTATATATTGCAATTGACCGGCAAGCTTTTGAATATTTAAAAAAACTTCACTCGGCATTTCGCAACCACACTTACATTCAAATTCTGATTTAAGAAAATTTCGTGTAAGCTTCAAAGTATTTTCCTTTTTTAGCGCATTGTGTTATTGGCTCGTAAGTATATGGTGTAGGGTACTTTAGTACTTGAATTCCTTGTGGTCCCCTAGAGTTTCCGGGTACGTGAGGCCTACCCTCTTGACTTAAGGGTCCTCCCCATACGGCACCTTCACCTTCTGGTGATATGCTGCTTTGAGACATTGTCTTTTGTCTATTCGCAACGCTTCCTAGTCTATATTCTTCTGTGTGATCCATAATTTTATATTTTAACGTTATTTTTAAATGTAAAGAGATCTATCACGCATAAACGCATTTCCTTGTATTTGGCCTACAGCATCTTGCTGAGGCGTACGTATTGCATTATTATAAGGATCTCGGGCAGCCGCTGCAGTTGCCATTGTTTCTGAGGCAACTGGAGAAGACTCCGCTGCCATCTCAGGGTTTGCTGTTGCTACTGGAAAGCCTCCTGGACCTAGCGATCCGCCGGGAATAGCCGGGGCTTGCGCAAAGCCTCCCGCCCCTAGTGTTCCTCCGGGAATAGAGCTTTGTGCTAAAGAACCTACTTGATTATCTGCTGTTACTTCGGCAATTCCATGACCTCCTCCTAAACCTTCTCCGCCGCCTATTAAGCTTCTTTTTTTAGCTTGTTGAGCTCGGGCCATTTCTAGGGCACCCTGCATAGTAGTTGCCACCCTAGATTGCGCGCTTGACGGGCCGCTTCCAAACATGTTTATCATAATTATCGTGTTTTATCGTTATTAACTTTATTAAAGGCAACAGAGTATACTTTATCACCGTATGATTTTTTTTTCATAACCGGATTACGCCTGGTTGAAGTAGGTATATCTTCCTCTCCTAGCATTATACGATACATCTGCTGTATTAAGCATTTGCATCTAAAACTTATTTTGTATATGCTGTAAGTTTTATCAGATCCATTATAGCCACGCCATTTAACTATCCAGCCTTCTTTGAGCAGCTTATTCCATCTCCTGTTGTCCCAAGAGTATGTAAGGCTACCGTCTTCAAAATCGCGCTTTCTAAATTGATCTAAGCAATCAAAATATATTAACAGCTCAAGATCCGCATCAGTAATGCCGTTTGTTTTGCAAGCCCATTTGCGTATAATCCTATAGTGCTTTAACAAACCCGCGTTTTTTAAATCTGCGCCTGTTAGCTTTCTCATAAAACAAACACTACATCTCCTGTCTTTATAACATGGAGTGTCTTCCGATTTATCTCAATCTTATGGCCGGCATGTCTATCGTAGTATATGACGTCGTCTTTTTTAATACCATCGCATTCGCTACCTGTTGATACAACCGTAGCTTCTACGTATCGGATATCTTCTCTGTGACTTTCGGCTAAGAGCAAACCGCCCTCAGTTTCAGTTATACCTTCTTTTAACTTTTTTATTATTATGTTTCTACCTATTGCTTTCATATTATTCTCTTACATTAGACATAACACAGTTAGTTGACAATATAGTCGAAGCAACTGAAGCGGCGTTTTTTAAAGCCGACTTTGTAACTAGTACAGGATCTATGATACCTGCTGTAAACATATTAACCATTTTCCCGGTCTCTACATTAACCCCGAAATTCTTTTTGTCGATGTCCCTTAACTCTAGGCCCGCATTTTTCATTATTGTATTATATGGAGAGAATAGCGCTTCTAAAACTAATTCTTCCGCAGAATTTTTTGCTTTAATGCTTTTGGCCGCGTTAATCAACGCGATACCTCCACCTGCAACCACACCTTCTTTGATAGCCGCTTTAGTAGCGCATATTGCATCCTCAACTCTATCTTTCTTTTCATTTAATTCAACATCTGAATTTCCTCCTACTTTTACTATTGCTAGCTTAGCAGCGAGCATTGCTAATCTTTTTTCAAGCTTTATTACTTTGCCTGCAAGAGATTCTGTTAGCAATTGCTTTTTAATGTTGTTAATAATAGCCTGAACTTCCTCAGATTGTTCTTCGTCTATTTGAAATACCGTATCTCTAAATGTTGACACTGCTTTTACACAAGTGCCTAAGCACGATAGATCTATTAGGTCTAGATCATCTCCTAAGCTTTCGCTTATAACTGTGGCCCCTGTCAATAGGGCTAAGTCATCAAATATTTCTTTTCTATTTACACCGTGGGTAGGTGCGGGAATTATATTTATTTTTATAGACCCCTTGTTTTTATTCATGGCTAAGGCAGCCGCAACTTTGGGATCAACATCCCCTACAATTAATAAGGGGGTGTTATTCTTAATTACATGTTCCAGTATCGTTTGTATTTGTCTAATGGTATCTACGGCTGAATCAACAAGTAGTATCTTGGGATTATTTAATTCCGCTGTATTTGCAGACGCATTGGTTACAAAATGATTATTGGTAAAACCTTTTTCATATTGTACTCCTTCAACCACCTCAATGCTTGTGTTGCCGTCTTGGGATGTTTCCATCATTACAACGCCGGTTAAATCCACGGCTCTATATGCATCAGCTATTAATTTACCAAGCTCTTCATCATTATTTGTAGATATAGTAGCTACTTCGTCAATCATGCCCCCGTTAACAGGTTTTGCTTGTTTATCTAAGTGCTTTAAAGTTTTGTCAACTATTTTACTAATAGCGTCGCGTTTTTCCCTGCTGGTGAATTTACTTTTGGATTTATCAAATTCTTTTAATATAGCGTGAGCTAGCACTGTGGATGTTGTAGTCCCATCCCCTGCTTCCGCAACTGTTCTTCTAGCGGCTTGCTTAACTAAAGAAGCCCCCATGTTTTCTACAGGATCCAAAAGAACACTTAGCTCCGCGACAGTAACCCCATCTTTTGTTATCATGGGCACACCTTGCGCATTTTCAAAAATAACACATTCACCTCCACCTCCTAGTGTAGAAGCCACTGCTTCAGTTAGGGTTTCAATACCCTTAAATACTTTTTCTCTACCTTTGTTTCCAAAGCTAAACTTTTTTACTATTTGACTCATTAGATTAAATTTTATTATATAATTACACGTAATTTAAAAAAACTACGCAATTTAAGTTATTAATTGGAAAGCTACTTAATGAACTATCTTCAACAAGTCTCCAGTTCTGTAGTGGGTACCCACTACAAGTCCTGCTGTAATTGCCGCTGCATTGTCTGCATGTTCTGCTATTGCTGTATTGATGGATCCTGCTGATTGAACTGAACCCGCAAACTCAGAAGGCAAAGTTGATAAAGAGTTTATTGCCCTTGCTGTACCTCCCACAGCAGATGGGACGTTGTTTTCTATTCTTAAATATTCGAAGTCCCCGGATACAACCCCTGTTCCGATGTCATCAAAATCCAGGATCATTACTACCAAGCGAGCTCTAACGGTACCGGCATTTAATACTGCATAGATATATGCACCATACATTTTTTCTGCCGTTGCATTTGTGTTGTCTAGCTTTGCTGTATTGTACGTACCTATAATGTTTTGTTGTGTGCTAACACCAGTTCCTATAACTGCACCCTCAGAAAATACCCCATAAACACCATTTGAATCCCCTGAGCCGTTATGCTGTGCTCTTGCAGATGTTCCCACTATAAAGTCACAAGTATTTGAACCTATATGTTCCGCCTTGCCCCATAAGGCTTGAGCGTTTGAAAGTGCTTCCGTAGAGTTTGCTTTTACGTAGGTACTTACCCCATACACGTTGGCGGTGGCTCCTCCGGCACTAGTAGTTTGTTTTTCGAGTTGAATGCGTAGTCCTCTAGTAGTGGTGTCTTCTATGTTCACTTTCAGCACCTCTAAATATCCTGTGAATGCAGTTACCCCAATACCTACATTACCCTCAGAATAATTTATCCCTCCTGGAATTTTTTTCCATAAACCAGCATTAGTTTCAACAAAGCTGAGTAAATTAGTAGCCGTAACGTTCTTTAGCGGCTTCCCAACATCAGACATATCAGTAACAGGGAACAAATCCCCTAATGCTATTGTGGAAATGGTTGGATAACTTATTAATCTAGCCATAATTTTTATTTTTTCTTCTTATATTTACTTTTTGGTACCTTGTACCTCTTTTTACCCTCCGACTTAGTGCCTTTACCGTCATTTGCGCGGTTTCTAGCTATAGTTTCCCACCTTTTGTCTTTGTGATCCCAGTCTTTACCTTTAACATTGACGCCTCTGCGCACAGCCTTGCGCCTTTCTCTCTGTGCATGGGCTTTTTTAGCTTTCCTGTCCGCAGTTTTAGCATAGGCTAGGTCTCTAACAGCCTTACGCTTCCTCGCCGCAGGCGATAATTTTTGTTTTGAAGCCATTTATTTGCATTTTATTACTATAATATATATTATTACCCAAATTACAAGAAAGCTACAGGCTGGAAAAAAACTTTGTTGCATAATTATAGGTATAGGGCTATATAGTAAAAACAAAAATGATTTTTAAAAAGAAAACAAAATTCAAAAACCCCACTCCCCTTTCGATTTTAGGGTTTAGGCTTTACCTTTTGCCTTTGTCGCGTGATTTACGGCCAAGGTTTAGGCATACTAACAATACAACGGTGCGCGAGCGCAGCGAGTGTATAGCATAGTAAATACGACGTATAATAGATAATATAAGTGAATAAAGAAATTAATAATAACTTAAAATAAATATCAAATGCAAAACTTTTGTCAAATCATTCAACACATTATTACACCATCACAAGAACACAAGATCTATGATGTACTAACTCAAGACATCTCAACAACACCACCAACATTTATATCCCACTACCATATTAACTTCAAGGATTACAATGACCTAATGGACCTGATTAGTTAACCTCAACATGTCCTTCCGACCAACCTAGGACATAACTAAAACGACTACTAATAGATAATATAACTGTAACCAATAAAAATATAACTATGACTAAGATCAAATTCAATACCAACTACAAGACCATCGACCAGATCACCAACAGTAATAAACTAAACAGACCAGTCCATATAATGTCAGACGGTCTATATGTGGAAGACAGTGACATCGAGGCTGTGACCAAGATCCTTGACCGAAACCTAATCAAATATAAACTAAAATAAACTATGATTTTAATAGCCATCGCAATACCAATAGCTTTAATAGCAACATTCCTAAGAACTAATAACTAAATA